TATGTATTCTAAATCCGATTTCGATAACGCCGTCAACTACAAGGACGCTACCGTGGCATGGAATCAAGGATACGGTAGGCCTCTTGGATCGACCTTAAGAAATGAGAAGAGATTTGAGTTCGCTGATATGTTCGCTAATAGGTATGGTGTCCCGGAGAACGAGCCAATGAGATACGAGTTCGGACAGCGGGATTCGGGCACGGGGGACGGAGGTCAGCAGCCCGTACCTGAGACGGTAGCCCCTGCCGATCCTTCTTTGGCTTCCCGCTCTTCCATGGATAGCTGGTGGGAGAAGGAAGGTCAAGACCTGTTATATAAGATGCTAGCTCAATCAGGCGCCAACAGGAAAGCTATAGAGGATATCGCTAATAACATCAAGAACGATCCCCAATCAGAGGCGCAGATAGCGGAAGCTGAGCGTATGCGTAGGGAGCAGGCGAAAAGGCAGTTGGTGCTTAATATGATACCGGGGTTGATGCTGAATATAAAGGGTATGAGCAGAACTCAGAATTAATGCTATATTTGCGAAGTAATTAAACGTTTTAGATATGAAAAGATTGTTATTTTTATTTGCTATGTTATTGACGCCGTTCGCTTTGATGGCGCAAGAGGTAATCCCATCAGAAGGGACTATCACCATTGATCTAACTACCTTTACCGGTATCATGGCTTTTGTTACGATGTCAGCTACCCAACTAGCCAAGGTTGTGCCGTATATTGACACCCATAAGTGGGCTAAAGTCCTATCCGCCGTAGTCATAGGTATGCTGGTTTGTATATTAGCGTGGCTACTAAAGGTGTCTCCATTGCTTATAGGGAGTGAATGGTGGGAGGCTCTATTATATGGAGTGGCTGTAGGTCTCAGTTCTGCCGGTTTCTATGATTTGGTTAAGGCTATAGGATCATTATTCATAAAAAGAATTTAATTCTGTACATAATAATAGCATTTGCTGAGAGACTCATCGTTGTGAAATGATGAGTCTCTGTTTTTTTTAAATTATCTTTGTGTCAGAACGAAATTAATTAGACATGAGCAAATACGTAATCAAGAGGAAGATACCTAAATATCAAGAGGCCGGGGAAGTCGGGTCGTATATGCTTGGTAATATGGACGGTATACAAGGGTTAGGTATAGAACCTTTGGTGAATACCAACCAAGGATTACCCGCGCCGGTCAATCCGCTAGGGATATATTCTTTGGATACTCCAGATCAGTTGAGGACTAAATACGCTAATGCTTTTGATCAGGATAATGTGTTTCCGGCTAGCTTCAAGGGTAGTTTACAGCGTATAGCTGAGAATTATCAGGACAATGGTATTACGCTTAATAACATAACTGTTAACGATGTTGATAAGTCTAAGACCGGTTCAGGCGAGACGGATGTTTTTGATTTTACCACCATCCCCTACTATGGCGCTGATGATATAGGGTCTAGATTCACTCAGATGGGTCGTGGTATAGGGCGTATGAGAAGCGAGGGATATGGTGATTTATCCACTGGGGCTAAAACAGCTAATACGATAACCACCATAGCCTCAGGAATTAGTGGTATCATGGGGTTGGCTCGTAACGTGGTTTCTGGGATAGCGTCAGAGAAAGGTACTCGTACCAATATCAGGTTAGCTCAGGAGCGTGAGGCCAGACAAAGAAGGCAATCCCAGATGCAGTACAAGGATGGTGGGGGTGTTTATCTAGGACCTAATAATAGGTTCGATAGCGGAAGCCTTACCGGTGAGTACCTGTATCCGTTACCTAAGTCGATGGAAGATCAAGCCAACGTAGAGGTCGAGAAGGGTGAGTACGTGACGCAGCCCGGAGAGGCGCCGATGGAGGCTATGGGGCAGAAGCACGCCGATGGTGGAACCCCCGTTTCCTTGGAGCAGGGAACGAAGGTTATTACCGACGACACAACCATAGAGCCGGATTTCGCTAAATACATCAGAGATACGTATGGGATCAAAGCCACGCCTAAGGATACGTATGCTACGTTAATGGATAGGTATAAGGCTAAGATCGGTCTTAAATCGGCTTACGATGATCAGAAAAAGGCGCTGGAGAAGCTGAAGAAAAACGATAAGATAGATGACGAGAATACAAGGCGTTTAAACGCCTCCGTATTATCTAAGGCTATAAATGATAGCAACGATACCGTTAATGGATTAGAGGGAAGATTTACGGACTTCGCTAATGTCATATACAAGGAGCAGGAAGACCGGAAGATGAAGAAGGATGAGGATACGTATTTCGCTAAGGGTGGTGAGATAGATAACATCATATCCAGATCTATGAAAGAATACGGTCTTACGGAGGAGGATATAGCTGAGGCTAAGAAAGAGCTGCTTAAGAAAGTGGCTGGTATTCGTCAGAAGATGGAGATAGGAGGCACGTCTTTGTTCGGTCGTAAATTAACTTTCCGCCCGATCGAGAATAGGTTCAACAATGATCCTAACTATTTCGGTTATCAACGCCAAGGAACTGATGGCTCTTATGGAGGTATTAATACGGATGAGAGGTTGAATTATTATAAGACATTCAATCCGGTCGCTTACGATGCTTATATGGGAGCTTCAGAGGGCGCTAGGGCTAGGGCATTGCAAGACGCTATCTACGGTCAGACAAGTAGCTGGATGGGCTTGGCTACGGCTGAGAACCCGATCATCGCCAACGCCGAGGCGCTTCGGGATTACACGACGCTCGTTTCCTTTGGCGGTGAGGATAGTCAAGGTAATTACCCGGAAGACAAGAAAGCCGCATATCATGATAGGATGAGAGACAATAAATTAGGTTTGTTTACCACATCTCGCCCTATGATCGGTCTAGACGTTGTTACAGAGGAACAGCATAAGGCTCTTAACGATGCTGGTATCACCCATTTTAGCCAACTATTCTCTGACAAGAACAAGGATGTCGTTAATAAGATACTTGGCGAGGATATGCTTAAGATGCAGGCATTGAGATCCATGAAAGGAATGGAAGGTCTTGATTTTATACTTGATCCTCATAAGGTGGCTCCCGGTCCTATGGATATAGGTGATGTGGAGGAACCTGATGTTAAACTGGATATGCCTGAGCTGATTGATCCCAATACACTCCCTAAGACCAATACAAATGCCGGTAAGTCGAACAGCGGCAATGGAGGCAGGAATATAGTGGGTGGCGGTCTTGACTTCCCCGAGGTATTTAGGATGACCCCGGGAGCCGTGACAACGGAAGGTCTGGAAAGGCATTACGCTCCTACCGTGGATCCGGTGTTGAGATCTGCTGATCAGTATATGGTTGAGACCAATCGTGCTTTCCAATCACAATTGGATCAGATGGGTAATGTCCCGGATTCCCAGAGAGGGGCTTTATCATCCAACCTACAGGCTATCATGAGTTCCAATATAGGTAAGTATATAAATGAGGTAGAACAAGGGAACGTGGCTCAAAGGACTTGGGCTGATAATGTAAACGCCCGGACTTGGACTGATACGTATGATAAGAATATAGCTCAACGTCAGGGTTATCAAAGTCGAATATTACAGGCTTTGGCTAATACTGACGAGAACTGGGCTAGGTATTTTGATAGCGTAAATGATGAGATCCAGCAGAAGTGGAATACGGCTACGACCATGAATACATTAAGGTCTATATTCGGGGATGTAAAGATTGGTCCCAATGGACAATTAATCGCTGATCCTCAAGGAGATATATTGAGTTATAGGAGATTATATCCCGCTCAGGAAGTAACTAAAAGCAAGAAAGGATAAAGGATGGCTTCACAATATAGTATATTAAGGAATTACGGCAAGTACGTATCGCCCTACAACATGGATGTCATGATGCAGGGGATGGGATACATGCAGCAGAAGATAGATACCAATCGGCAGGCTATAAACGAGTATGCTGATTATATTATCAATTCTGACATTATAAAACCTCAGGATAGGGAATATCTTCAGAATAGGTTAAATGGGCTGATACAGGACGTGAATAACGTGTATCGTAAATCTAATTTGGCTTCCGACGGTATAGCCAGAAGTATACAGGCTCGTCTTGGAGAAGCTCTGGATACCCGTGTGTTGAACGCTATTGCCGGTACTAGGGAGTATAGGTCTTTCTCTCAGAAGATCGAAGATATGAAGCTTAATAATCCTAAGCAATATAGCGCTATAAATGAGGCTGTCGCTTTGTTACCATTTTATGAATGGGCTAATGACGGTCAGGTTGGTACAAGGATGAATCCTATTCACTACACTCCTTATACGGATTACAATGAGGAGATGAATAAGATGATGAAGGATTTCGTTAGTCTTAATAAAGGAAAGAAGTTTTCTGTTCCTGAAATAGTGGATGGTAAACCTACAGGGAGGATGAGGGATATTACTGTTGATGAGATGAGTCAATCTCAAATTAGATCAATAGCGGCTAGGTCTATATCTCAGAATGCTAAAGCTCAGATGCAGATAGAGGGACAGTATTTAGCCATGACCAATCCTGGCATGTTTAGTGGTATGACTACTGAACAGTTTGTTAATAAATATGTTTCTGGGTTTGACGCTGAAGAGAGCGTTCTTTTAGCCAAGCTCAAAGGGGCGGAGGCCAGCCCTTCCGCTAAGGTGGCTATCGAGGCTTCGTTACAGGAGGTTCGGGAGCAGCGCCGTGCGTTAGTGGAGGAAGCCACATCCTTTATTGGCAACAACATGAATCCCGCTAGGGCAGGGGAGTTTATTGTCCGTAACGAGTTTCTTGATGGTGTATCTGCTAGATGGTCATACAATAATTCATCAGAAAGTTATAGTGCGGATGATTATTATTTTAAAGTAAGAGATCTTGATTTCAAGGAGCGGGAGTTCTCATGGAGACAAAAATCCAAGGAAATAGATCAGAATCTTAAGCTTAGGGAGATAATGACTAAAGAAGGTGGTAACAGTCCCGGCGCTTCTTCAGGTGTTATGATTGAGCTAGAAAAAGTTCAGCCTAATGTCACTCCTGAAAATATATTTGACAATCAGTATATTCAGAATGAAAACAATATATCAACAGGAGAGAAGGATTTAATATCGTCTTTAAACCCTGTTGATTTACGAGGTATAGAGAACGATATACAAAACAATCCCTCTATATATCCAGGTGGTGTTAATAGTGAGAATATTATGGCATGGATTACCAATAACGGTGGCGGGTCTAGTTCTGTGTTATCATCACCAGAAATGGTAGGTAGGTATGAGGCTCTTATGGCGGCGAATGATAACAGGAAGAAATATAGTAAGATAATGGACGAGGAAGTTGATTATCTTACGAATGCTTTTGATGTCGCTACGAAGAATATCCTTAATGATGCTATCAAAGATCAAGACTATGTTACTGGTGGTATTGATACATATACCGATAATGGTATGGTTAACGCAAGGGATGTTGGTAAGAATGGAGCGGTTATTGGAGGAAGGGAGTATTCTCCGGAAGACGCTTTGAAAGTTTCTTCTATAGTTGGATTGATAAGCGAAAACATCAACTACACGGATAGGTCTATAGCTAATATGGAGTTGATGAGATCTTATATAAATCTGTTAAATAGATATTCGGGAGAAAATTTCACTTTGGATGATATAGATAATATAGCCAAAACTTATAGTCGTGTAGATAATCCAATAATGAATAGTGATGATGCCAATATGACTAATAGGGATAAAATGATCAAGATCATAGGTAAGAATATGTCTAGAGCTGATGGCCCTACGCTCAGAAGGGAATGGTCTTCTTCCAATGTAGGTCGTAATATAGCTAAGGCTGTTCAGGATTCTAAAACAGTCTATGAAAGAAGATATGATGAGTTTGCTCCAAGATCATGGTCATTTTCCAATTCTACCAACGCTTCTAAAGAGGATAGGCGTATGCATGCTAAATTAGAGAGTCTGCTTTTGGCGAGAGCCGGTTTCTTGAATAAAGATAAAGATAGTAGACTTAATAATTATATATTGTATGCTCGTCCTACAGATAATCCTAATACATTTGATTTGGTAGCTATGGCTGGTGGAAAGAATATCGCTACGGTTCAAGTTACTAAAGAAGAATTAGATAGTATGGGGTATAGTTTGTATGAAAGGGAGAGGAATGTGAGATCGGAAGATTATGAATCCAAGATCATTCCTGTGTCTTTTTCTGCTACAACCAATAGACCTTACCAGAAATGGGCACAGGCTAATTCGCTTGGTGCTTTCGCTACTGTCGAGAATGCGGCGGAGGAGGCTTCTAGGATGGTTGATAAGTATGATATTCAAAGTAATGATCTAGCTACATCTGAGCTTAATAAGAGGGCTATTAGGATAATTAATACGGTTTTGAGGAATTACAAGTTGTATGATGTTAAAGCTAAGGGATTCCCCGGAGGGGTTGAAGTTGGTATTTATTTCCATGGTCAAGCAAAGACTGGGACACCGCTTAAGGTATTAGAGTATAATACTGATTATGCTGATAATATCATGAAAATCATAAATATGTGTCCTCAGATGTATCTTACTCAAGCTGTGGTTGAGGCTATTAATAAGGATGTTATTGTAAAGGGTAGGGATATTAATGAACAGCATTCTGACCTTAGCAATCTTCTTTCGGCGTTGGATAAAGAGACCATAGATAAAATAGATGGTAAAAATGAACAGCAATAATAATAATGATATGGGGAATGTGATGAGGGATCAGGGATATTATGTTCCGACTCCATCCATTCCATCCCCTATGCTTTCTGGGGACAATATTTCTTCTATCCCTATTCCTGTCGGGATGAGTAGTTCATCGGATATGGATAATGATGTTTTATCCAGGGAAGGAAGTAGA